TACTGGCCTAATCGTAAACCAGCAATTGAAAAACAAATTGAGGCAATTTTAAAATTAACTAGAGGATGATAAATTATGAAACCGTTAGTGACTGTGATTACACCTACAACAGGTGCACCGTATCTACGACAAGCGATAGAGTCGGTTAAAAATCAAACTTATGATAACATTCAACACTTAGTTGTTGTTGATGGCCAACCAAAAGGTCGTGTGATAGCAAAAGAATATCCACACATTGACATAATAGACCTACCATACCCAACAGGAACCGACCGGTTCAACGGACACCGAATCTATGGTGCATCAGTCTACCTTGCAAAAGGCGACTTGGTTTGTTTCTTGGATGAAGATAACTACTATGATTACACACATATTGAATCTCTTGTGGACGTAATCCAAAGAGGTAATGATTGGGCTTATTCTTTACGTAAGATTGTAGACAAAGATGGTAATCATGTATGTTTGGATGATTGTGAATCATTAGGTAAATGGGAATCTTGCATTGGTGATTATTTTGTTGACGTTGGTTGTTTCTTTCTACCAAAGATGATTGCAATTCAAACAAGTCCAATCTGGTATCGTAAGGCAAGAGAACCTGGAGTACCAGAAGTTGATAGAATGTTAACTCATGTATTGAGAAACAACAACTTGAAATATGACACTAATGCAAATTACAGTTTGAACTATCGTACAGGTAACACACAGTTATCAGTACAATCCGAATTCTTCTTACAAGGAAATAAGAAGATGCTTGAAAAATATAATGGAGATTTACCATGGACAAAAAAGACCTGATTATAGGTGCATTTAAAAACTATAACTACGAACAAGTCAAACCTTGGATCGAATCAATTAACGAATGTGGTTTTACCGGCGACAAAGTTCTAATTGCAATTGATGCGTCAGAGGAAACAATCAACAAGATTAGACAAGCCGGATTCATTGCAATATCTGCAAAATCCATGNCAGGCGCAATGTTTCACATGGAACGATTTATTCATATCTATGATTATCTGAAAAAACATAGTGGTCAATATCGTTATGTTGTAAGTACAGATGTACGTGATGTAATCTTTCAAAACGATCCAATGGAATATTTGTCTCATATACTGACAGCAAATTCTGGTTATGATTTGATTGGTGTGTCTGAATGTATACTAGTTAAAAATGAACACTGGAATCGTGACAACATTTTAAAATGTTTTGGTACATATTTCTATGAAGAAGTTAAAGACTATGAGGTTTTAAATGTTGGTACGTTAGCTGGCAAGGCACATGTTATTTCTGATTTGTGTGGTATGTTATACCAACTATCTTTGAATAGAGCCGATTGGGTTGCCGACCAAGCTGCATATAATGTTTTAATGGGTTGGTATCCATATGTTGATATAACATACATCAGTGGTTTAAATGATGGATTCTGTTGTAACTTACATGTAACAAATAAACCAATTGAGAAAGACCAATTTGCACCATTCATTACAGAAAAACATCCAATCTTTGAAGATGGTGTAATGAAAACTGGTGATGGCCAACCATACTACATTGTACACCAATATGACCGAGATCCAGAATTGAAGAAATTTTATCATGATAAGTATAAGGTTGAAGAATTAATTACTTTTAGGACAACATAATGATTACTATTGTTACTGCTTTTTATGACATTGGCCGTGGAGAATGGACACCAGACAAAGGCCTACCACATTATCTACAAAGAACTACTGATACATACATTGAACGTTTTTCACACATGGCTCAAATGGAAAATGAGATGGTTGTATTCTCTACACCAGATATTATTGAGAAACTGAAACCTTTGCGTGGTGACAGACCAACAAAATTTGTTTCGTTTGATATTTTTAGTAAGTATGCAGATTTGATTAGAGATGTTAACAACATTCAGAAAACTGATGCATTTCAAAATTTAATTATTCCAGAACAGCGAGCAAATCCAGAATATTGGAATGCACATTATGTGGTTGTTAACTTTCTCAAGTCGGTGTTTGTCAATCTAGCAATCAAACACAACATGGTTAGTAATGAATTAGTTTCTTGGTTGGATTTTGGTTATTGCCGCACGGCAGAGAAAGTACCTACAAGCAAGAAGTGGTCTTATGATTTTGATGTTAATAAGATGCATCTTTTCAATTATAAAGAATATGATGATAAACCTATACATGAAATCATTGCAACAAACGATGTTTACATTCTTGGTGCAAAGATTGTTGGTGGTGTAACAGCATGGCCTAANTTNGAATCTGCNATGAAAGANTGTTTGATTGAATTGGGTACGAATGGTTTGATTGATGATGACCAAACACTTATGTTAATGTCATCAATCAAATATCCGGAATTATTTGAACTACATAAGATTCCAGACCACCAACTCGGACTTGATCCGTTTGTTATTTTTAGTGACTTTAATAAAGAGGTATGATATGAGTGATATAATTAAATTTAATACTGCAACNCAAGCATTTGGTGTTGAACGTGGAGTAACCAAGTGTTCNGGTTATGGACTTGGTGAATTGACCAAAGGCATGAAAAAAGGTTTAGAGATTGGTTGTTCTGAGGCACACACCTCAAAGTTTCTATTGGACACCAATCCAGAATTGACCTTATATTCAATTGATCCTTATGTTGCATACACGGACTGGAACGGTAATGTATTGAATGACCGAGAAGAATTCTTTGGCCGTGTCACAAAAGAGATGGCTGTTTATGGTGATAGATTTGTTTTGATTAGAGACTTCTCAGACAATGTTGTTGACCAGTTCAATGATGAAGAATTTGATTTTATCTTTATTGATGGATTGCATACCTACGAACAATTAACAAAAGATTGCCACAACTATTACTCTAAAGTTAAAACTGGTGGTATCTTCTCTGGTCATGACTACCAAACAATTCCTGGTGTTAATAAAGCCGTTTGTGAATTCGCACCAACAAAAACNGACAAAGTTCTTACAACTGAATGTGATGTTTGGTACTGGTACAAATGAAATCAATTTTNATCATAACATCTTGTTTGATACCTGCAATTGGTGTCTTTAGTCCAGAAGAACGTCTGAAACAAACACTNGANACTGTTGATTCTATTAGAAATAAATCTCCAGATTCATTCATCGTACTTTCCGATGTATCAATACAATCATTGACAGACCAGTATTCAGAACTTGTTTCTAAGGTTGACTTGTTCTTAAATTTAAATCAAGTTGATTTTTTACTACACTTTACCAAAAACGGAATGAAAAGCCAAGGTGAATGTGCGATGATGCATGTTGTATTGGACTATCTAAAACAGAATTCAGAATTATTAGAAGGTGTTGACCGCATATTTAAAATAACTGGTCGTCTACAACTTGATGATGGTTTTGATATTAATCACTATGATGGGTTGAATGGTAAATATGTATTCAAGGAACGCATACCAACATGGATGAGTGAACCTATTCACGGAGCAACTCATGTTTTTGATACTCGCCTTTGGTCTATGTGTACGTCTTTGATTGATACTCATAAACAAGCCTTAGAAAAAGTGTTCCCTCTATTAGGTCCAATAGACTTGGAACACGCATATTTTGCCGTTTTAGATAAAGAAAAAGTAGTAGAATTTGATAGAGTGTATTGCAGGGGCCAAGTGGCCTCAACGGGTGAGTGGAAATTTGATTGATATAGAGTACTATATATCTAAGCCAAGATTTGACAGATTTGTGAATCTGTGGTATAATCCATTATAAATAACCCTACAGACAACCAAAGTGTGTTGTAATTCAATAGGTAGACAATGTTATCATTCAAAACTTTTTTAACCGAGCAAGAGGATCCTGAAGAAGGCGCCAGCCGTCAGATTAAACATTTGACGCATGTGGAAGACCGTCCTCTACAAAATGGTGAGAAAGGTGCAGCACATGCCATCAAATCATTGTCAGCTGCAGCAGAACACATTAAGGCTGGTAATAAATCATCCGAACTAACCACAAAATATGATGGTTCACCAGCACTTGTTTATGGTCATCATCCAAAGACTGGTAAATTCTTTGTTGCATCAAAGTC